CGAGCAGCCCAGCGCCACTGCAGGCCTGGCCGACAGCATCAAGCGCCTCTTCTCGCGCCAGGCCAAAGCCGAGACCGGCACCGACGCCCGCTTCTCCGACGTGCAGGACGCCGTCCAGATCATCGCCACGCAGGTGCAGTCGATGGGCGACCAGTTCACCGCAGGCCTCAAGAACATCAACGATCAGTTGGTCGAATTCAAGGCCCAGGCAGAAGAGCGCAGCAAGGCCTTCGACACGTTGAAGCACGGGCTGGAAAACACCCCGGTCTTCACCGCGCGCCCGCCTGCCACCGGCGGCGACGGCACCGCCGACATCAAGACCGACTGCTGATCGGACAGCGCCCCACAGCACCACAAGACCCACACCCGGAGCCCACCGAATGCGCAACGATACCCGCCGCCTCTACGACGCCTACACGGCCGAAATCGCCAAACTGAATGGCGTCAGCCGCGTCGACACCAAGTTCTCAGTCAACCCCAGCATCCAGCAGCGCCTGGAAACGAAGATTCAAGAATCCAGCCAGTTCCTGTCCAAGGTGAACATCCACGGCGTCTCGGAACAGGAAGGCGAAAAGATCGGCCTGGGTGTGTCCGGCCCCATCGCCAGCACGACAGACACCACCAAGCAAGATCGCGAAACGGCGGACCTGTCGACGCTTGACGCCATCGGCTACCGCTGCGAGCAGACCAACTCGGACACGCACATCACGTACCGCAAGCTCGACGCCTGGGCCAAGTTCTCCGACTTCCAGACCCGCATCCGCGACGCCATCATCAAACGCCAGGCGTTGGACCGCATGGTGATCGGCTTCCACGGCATCAAGCGCGTGCCCACCTCCGACCGCGTGGCCAACCCGCTGCTGGAGGACGTCAACAAAGGCTGGCTGCAGCACATCCGTGAAAGCGCCCCGCAGCGCGTGATGACGCACGACGGCAAGAACGCCGACAAGATCGTGATTGGCGGTAGCGACCCCGCATACGAGAACCTGGATGCGCTGGTCTTCGACATGACGGGCAACCTCATGGAGCCCTGGTACGCAGAAGACCCGGAGCTGGTCGTCGTGTGTGGCCGCGAACTGCTGGCCGACAAGTACTTCCCAATCATCAACCAGCCCAACCGCCCGACTGACACGCTGGCGCTGGACATGATCGTCAGCCAGAAACGCATCGGCAACCTGCCGGCCGTGCGCGTGCCCTACTTCCCCGCCAACGGCCTGCTGGTGACACGCCTGGACAACCTATCGATCTACTACCAGGAAGGCACCCGCCGCCGCACCATCGTCGACAACGCCAAGCGTGACCGCATCGAGAACTACGAGTCGAGCAACGACGCGTATGTCGTGGAAGAACTTGGCTGCGTCGCAATGGCGGAGAACGTCCATATCACCGGCGCTGCGCCAAAGGTGGCCGAGAAATGACCAGCCCCGCCCGCAACCACTTCCTGCGGGTCTCCGCCGCCCAGGCGGCGCAGGCCGAGCTCGAAGCCAACCCGCTGCGCCACGCCACCGGCTACGAGCTCATGCTCGCGCAGCTCGCTGAGCACAAGCGCCAGCTCAAGCAGGTGCAGTCCGTCGAGCGCAAGGCCGACAGCAAGCGCCGCATGCTCCCCGAGTACGCGGCCTGGGTGGAAGGCGTGCTGCAGGCCGACAGCGGCACGCAAGACGACATCTTCATGACCGTGCTTGTCTGGCGCATCGACGTGGGCGACTTCGCCGGCGCCCTGCCCCTGGCCGACTACGCCATCCGCCACAAGCTGGCCATGCCCGACCAGTACCAGCGCACCACCGCCTGCCTCATCGCAGAAGAGTTCGCCAACATGGTCTTGAAAGACCCGGCCGCCATCAAGTCGGCCGACGTTGAAGCCCTGGTGGAAGTGGAAGCGATGGTGCGTGACCAGGACATGCCCGACGAAGTCCGCGCCAAGCTGCACAAAGCGCTGGGCTACGTCATCGCGGAGCTGGCCACCGGTCACGACCAGGCCAACGCCAAGGCCTGCCGCGAAGAAGCGGTCACGCACCTGCGCCGCGCGCTGGAGCTGCACGACAAATCCGGCGTGAAAAAAGACATCGAGCGCATCGAGCGCGACATCAAGAACGCAGCCGCTGCCGGCACCAAAGATCGCACCGGCAAAAGCTGACACCGAGCGTGACCCCGCGCATCAGGCGGCACGGGGCAGTCTTCCGGCGTGCCGCGAAGCCTCGCCCCGTCCACCGCCTCCCAGCCACTGAACCATGTCTTCCTTCATCGCAGCCGCATCCGTACCGCAGCCGGCCACGCCCGGCGGCCCACCCATCGCCAACGACGGCTTCTTCCCCGATGTCGATGTCGTCAACGCCTACGCCGCCATGCGCCTGGACGGCACCGTCACACAGCAGCGCATGCGCGCCGCCCTGGTGGAAGCCATGCTCTCCGTCAACGAAGAGCTGGAACCGTGGAAGGCCGCGCAAATGTCCTTCGGCCGCAGCACGCTGGCCACCGTGCCCGCGCCCAAGATCGACGGCGAAAGCGCGCACCTGCACCGCTACCTGCGCGCCGTCCACTGCCTGGCCGCCGCCTGGCTCATCGAGCGCTACCGCACCATCGACGCCACCGCCACCGGCGACCGCAAGGCCGAAGCCGAAAACCTTGGCGTCGATGACCTGCGCCGCGACGCGCGCTGGGCCATCAGCGACATCCAGGGCGCCGCCCGCACCACCGTCGAGCTCATCTGATGCGCGTACGGGCCATCCAGGGCGACACCGTTGACGCCATCTGCCACCGCGTCTACGGCCATACCGCTGGCGTCACAGAAGCCGTTCTGGCCGCCAATCCGGGCATTGCCGACCTTGGCCCCGTCCTGCCTCACGGCACCGAGCTCGACATGCCCGACATCTCCCCACAGCCGGCCATGCAAATGGTCCAGCTCTGGGACTGACCTCCAAGGAACCCAATGGCTGAACCCATCTCCACCGGCTCCACCGCCACCCTCGCCGTCACAGGCGTGGGCGCGTTGTCCCTGCTGCCAGGCGTCGACCCCGGCACCGTGCTGGGCGCCTTCGCTGGCGCCGCCGTGTTCGTGCTCAACAGCGGCGAGCTCGGCACCGTCAAGAAGCTCGGCTTCCTAGCCGCGTCCATCGTCGCCGGCCTGCTGTCCGCGCCGCTGGCCGCCGCGCTCATCGCCAAGGCCCTGCCCACCAATACTGAAGTCAGCCACGCCGTGGGCGCCCTGGTCGCCTCCACCGTCGTGGTCAAGCTGCTCCTGGCCCTCATCCGCCTGGCAGACAACAGCGACCGCCTCTTCGCCTCACTCAAGGGCGGCGCAGACAAAGGAGGCAAGCAACCATGAAAACGCTCTTCATCGTGCAGGCCGCGTTGTGCGCGCTCATCGCGCTGCGCCTGCTGCTGTTCAAGCGCGCCGGCGCCGAGCATCGGCCGTGGGCGTCACGCCTGGCGTACGGCCTGGTCGTGCTCGCGGGCGCTGTCACCATCGGCGTGCTCTTCGGCCGGTATGACTGGGCGCTCGCCGCACAGAACGGCATCACCGCCGTCCTGTGCATCGCCGTCTATGCCGTGCGCGGCAACGTCGTCGAGCTCTTCCGCATGGGCGGCGCTCGGCAATGCTGGTTTGTTCGCATCCTTCGGAGGTCCGCATGACGATCCTGCGTGAAGGCATGGTCGGCGCCGCAGTGCTCGAGCTGCAGCGCCTGCTGATCGCCAACGGCTTCAATGCCCCTGATTCATCCGTGTACTGCGCAGACACGGCCGCTGCCGTGCGCGTGGCACAGATCCGTTTCGGCCTGGTCGTCGACGGCATTGCCGGCCCCAAGACCATGGCAGCGCTGCAGTCCGGCGCGCGCAACGTCCGCCACCTGACCGCCGCAGACCTGCAGGCGGCCGCCGAAACGCTCAACGTGCCCTTGGCTGCCATCCGTGCCGTCAATGAGGTGGAAAGCCTTGGCAACGGCTTCCTGCCCGACGGCCGCCCGGTCATCCTGTTCGAGCGGCATATCATGTACCGCCAGCTCAAACGTGCCGGCAAAGACGCCGATGCCTTGGCGCAGCAGTTCCCCAACCTGGTCAACCCCAAGCGCGGTGGCTACATCGGCAACGCGGGTGAACACATGCGCCTGGCGCGCGCGATCCAGATCGACGAAGACTGTGCCCTCGCATCGGCCAGTTGGGGCGCCTTCCAGGTCATGGGCTTCCACTGGAACTTGCTCGACTACTCGAGCGTGCAGCACTTCGTGGCAGCCATGCGCACCAGCGAAGCGGCACAGCTCGACGCCTTCGTGCGCTTCGTCAAAGCCGATCCCACCCTGCTGAAGGCGCTGCGCGCTCGCAAATGGCCCACGTTCTCCGAGCTGTACAACGGCCCCGCTTACAAAGCCAACCTGCACGACGTCAAGCTGGCCCGCGCCTATGATCGCTACCAGGCCGAAGAAGAGGTCGCGGCATGAAGCGCGCCGCTGCCATCCTTGCGTTGCTGGCCATCGCCGCCGGCCTCGCCTGGTGGGCCACCGCCAGCTACCACGCCGCAATCCAGCGCGCCGACCAGGCCGAGACCACCGCCGCCACCCTGCGCAAGCAGCTCGACAACGCCCAGCGCGCCACCGTGACCGTCACCCAATACGTCGACCGCGAGCGCGTCATCCGTGTCAAAGGCGACACCATCATCAAGGAAGTCCCTCGCTATGTCCCCCTTCAAGCTGACGCTGCCTGCGTTGTCCCTCGCGGCTTTGTGCGCCTGCACGACGCAGCCGCCGCCGGCACCGTGCCAAATCCAGATACCGGAGATGCTGATGCGCCCCCCGCAGGCGTTGCGCTCTCTACCGTCGCCAGCACCGTCGCAGCCAACTACACAGACTGCCACGTCGACGCCGCGCGACTGAGCAGCCTGCAGCAGACGCTACGCGACCAGGGCGTCGCGATCATTGGGGAGAGCCCCGCACCATGATGAAGGCCACCAGCCTGCGCGAGGCCTTGACCGCCGCCGTGCCATACCTGGCCGCGCACCCGGAAGCGCTGCATGTCTTTGTCGCTGAGGGAAACGTGGTGGGCACCGGCGCGCGGTCGCTCGGCTTCGAATACCGGTACACGCTGACCCTGATCGTGACCGACTACCCGGACAGCTCTGACACCGTCGTCGTGCCCGTCCTGGCGTGGTTGCGCACCAACCAGCCCGACGCCTTCACCAACCCCGACAAGCGGGAAGACGCCTTCAGGTTCGAGGCCGAAATCCTCACGCATGAAACCGTCGACATCTCTATCAAGCTGCAGCTCTCAGAGCGCGTCACGGTCAAGGTGGATGGCAGCAGCTACCAGGTCGAACATCACCCCGAGCCGATCAATGAAGACGACGACCCGGCCACCTGGAGGCCTGCGTGAGCAACCTGCACGAGCTCGACGCCTACCTGGTCGGCCTGCTAGCGAAATTGGAAGCACCGCAGCGGCGGGCGCTGGCCCGCGCCATTGCGGTGGAGCTGCGCCGCCGGCAGTCAGCGCGCATCGCCGCGCAGCGCAACCCGGATGGCACGGCCTACGAGCCGCGCAAGCCGCAGCTCCGCCACAAACGCGGTGGCATCCGGCGCTCGATGTTTACGCGGCTGCGGATGGCGAAGTACATGCGCATCGAGGCGAGCCCACATACGGCCGTCATTACCTTCGCGGGCAACGTTCGCCACGTCGCGTCGGTGCATCACTTTGGATTGCGGGATCGCGTCAATAAAAACGGATTGACGGCAAAGTACGCCGCACGCGAGTTGCTTGGCTTAGAAGACGCAGATGCCGGACGTGTGCTCGACCTAGCGCTCCTGCATATGTCAGCTTAGCGGGAAAGCCTCGCAAATCAGTATGGTGTTGTGCTCCAGGGGCTGATCAGCGACACCGATGTGTTGCATGAACTGCTTGATAAATGCACGCGAGCTTTCGTTGATCCAGCGCGCGCAGCTGGCCGAGAGAAGGCGATACGGGAAATCGGGTTGATTCAGTATCGCGAAAGGATTCGGCTTGATTGGGCGGCCGCTGAGCCTTTTGCCTATGCTGTTCCACTCTTTCTCGGTAGTGGCGGGCGGACCGTCGCTGGTCATCTCAACAGACTGCGGCTTGAAGTGCATGAGCGCATTGCGCATCGCTATTCCAATCTCTACGTCCTGCCACGGTGCAGCGCCTCGCGTCATCGGTGGTCGGTCGACTAACATGCATGCGAGTTGGTACTTCTCAAGCACCTCGGCCCGTTGAACGCTCTTGGCTGACGTCCACGCACGTGCCAAGCGCATTTTCTCGTCGTCTCCGAGCCCTGCAAGAAAATGGTAGTGGTTGTCTGCTGCGTCTGAGAAGAACTCGTTTATGTAAGCCTCAACTGCAGCGACGCTCATCAAAATTGAGGCGGCCACCGCGCCCTGATGTTCCGCCGCTTTGACGTTTTCGTAGCCCGTGTAATCCGCCTCGATGCTTGTGGCCCTTTCAGCGAGAAATTGGGCGGTTTGAAGATAAGTAATTGAAAAATAGGACCGCATTGAAACTGACACGGCCTCGTAGAGAGGGGCTTCCTCATTCTGCATGGTCGGCTCTCAGTGGAATCAAGCTTCAGTTGGCATAAGGTACACCGCAGCCCTACGCTGGCTTAGTACCTGAGTTCATGCGCTTTTCGGCTTCGATGATGGCTGTTTCTTGGTCAATGATCCAATGAATCAGGAAGCGCAGACACGCGCGGTATGTGTCCGTGATGCTAGCCGTGAAATCACTGGCAATTGCGTCGGCTATATGGTTCGAGCTCGTGCCGCTATCCAAGCGGGACCGTGCTTCCTCTGCCATCTCTCTGACCACCCCGTACATGTACATGCCTTGGATCCAGTCTCTCACTGGCGCGCTGTCGAATTTCACAACCGTCAGATCATGGGCAAACTTATTCCGAATTTTGCTCACGGCAGTGAGATCGCGGTAAAGGTCTGGGCCGATGATGCGCAGCATGTAGGCCAGGCGGATTTTGGTTCCAAACGGACCAAGTGGACCGCTGGGTTGAAATAACTCACGAGCGACGCTTTCTTGGTCGCGGCGCATATGGAGACGCAGCAGACCGGTCAAATGGTTTTCCACTATCGCTCCAAGAAGGACCGCCATCGCTCGCTCAGACGATTGATCGTAGAAGGCATGCCGCTCCTCCTCTGTGAGCTTGTCATCCAGCGCCCTCCGACCGCTGCGTGCCTCTTCCTCGCGAAGCAGGGCGTCGAAGGCGTCCATGGGAGGGGCAACTGGGATTTTTCTCGGATCAGCTTTAGCAGCCATTACTCCTCCGTCTCGCACGTTCGGTGGACTTAGTTGAGTCGATATTCTGCACTTTGTCTGGCTGTCGTTGTGGCGCTGATCTCCACAACAACAGAGGCGTGCGGTCTTCGCGCGCGCACGGCACCCTGCAGGCATGGACCTCGCAGAACTCGCCCGCCTCATCGAAAACCTGATCCGCATCGGGACCGTGGCCGAAGTGCGCCACGGCAACCCGCCGTCGGTGCGTATCGCCACCGGCGGCATCACCACCACCTGGCGCCCCTGGTGCGAACGCCGCGCCGGCGCCACCCGTACCTGGAACCCACCCACCAAGGGTGAGCAGGTCGTGCTGCTGTGCCCCAGCGGCGACCCGTCCAACGGCATCGTCCTGTGCGCGATTCCCTCGGCCGCCAACGACGTGCCAAGCCACTCGCCCAATGAAACCGTCACCCTCTACCCAGACGGTGCGCTCACGAAATACGACCACGCCGCAGGCCTGCTGACTGTCCAGGGCGTCAAAACCGTCTTCCTGGAAGCCGCCACCAGCGTGCTCGTGAAGTGCCCCGACACCACCTTCGACGGCAACGTCAACATCAAAGGCCTGCTGTCCTTCATGAACGGCATTGCGGGCCAGGGCGGCGACAACGGCAACGTCATCAGCGGAGACCTCACCCACCAGGGCGGCAAGCTGTCCTCCAACGGCGTAGTGCTGGACGACCACGGCCACGGCAGTGTGCAGCGCGGTGGCGACTGGACCGAGGGCACGCGATGACCGGCATGGACAACACCACCGGCCGCGCCATCAGCGACGTCGCGCACATCTGGCAATCCGTGCGCGACATCCTCACTACGCCCATCGGCTCGCGCCTCATGCGCCGCGATTACGGCTCGCTCATTCCCGAGCTGATCGACCAGCCCGCGAACCCGGCAACCCGCCTGCGCCTCATGTCGGCATCGGTCTCCGCCCTCGTGCGCTGGGAACCGCGCATCCGCATCGCATCGGTTCGTTTCTCCGTGGGGGCTGATGGCAGCGCAGCGCTCGACATTGAGGCAGACCGCATTGACGGCCCGCGCGGCGAAGCGCTTGGCACATTGAGCGTGCCCTTGCGGAGCGTGTAAGCATGGCCGGCCTGATCGACCTGTCGCAATTGCCACCGCCCGACGTGGTGGAAAGCCTGGACTTCGAAACGCTCTTCGCTCAGCGCAAAGCGCGGCTCATCGAGCTGCACCCGCCCGAGCGGCGCGAAGCCGTAGCCCAAGTGCTGGCGCTCGAATCCGAGCCCTTGACCAAGGCTCTGCAGGAAAACGCCTACCGCGAGCTGGTCCTGCGCCAGCGCATCAACGAGGCAGCGCAGGCCGTCATGCTGGCCTACGCCAAGGGCAACGACCTGGAACACGTCGCCGCGCTGTTCCAACTGCAGCGCCTGGTCGTCAAACCGGCCGACCCCGACACGGGCACCCCGGCCGTCATGGAAGACGATGCCGACCTGCGCATGCGCGTCCAGCTCGCGCCGCAGTCGTTCTCCGTGGCCGGGCCGGAAGGCGCCTACCGCTCGCACGCACTCAATTCAGACGGCCGCGTGCTCGACGCCTCCGCCACCAGCCCGCGCCCGTGCGAAGTCCTGGTGACCGTGCTTTCGCGCGAAGGCGACGGCACTGCGCCGGCGGACCTTCTCGACCGCGTAGCCGCCAGCCTCCGCGCAGACGACGTGCGCCCGCTCACCGACCTGGTCACCGTGCGGGGCGCAGAAATCCTGCGCTACCAGGTCGACGCCACCATCTACACATTCCCCGGCCCCGATTCCGGCGTCGTGCTGCAGCTCGCGCTCAAGCGCCTGGCCGCCTACGTCGAGGCCTGTCATCGCCTCGGCCGGGAAGTGACGATCTCCGGCGTCTATGCCGCGCTGCACGTGGAAGGCGTGGAGCGCGTCGAGCTGCGGTCGCCCACCGCAAACATCACCGCCGATGCCACACAGGCGCCGTACTGCACAGCGGCCGACGTCAAGCACGGGGGCATCCGTGGCTAACCTCCTGCCACCCAACGCCACCGAACTAGAGCGCCGGCTCGCGGAAGCCAACGGGGCCATCAGCAATCTACCCGTACCGCTGCGCACCCTGATCGACCCGGACGCGATCCCGGCTCACCTGTTGCCGTGGCTGGCCTGGCATCTCGGAATCGACACGTGGAAAAACTACTGGCCCGAGCAGATCAAGCGCGCCCGGGTGAAAGCGGCAATACCAATCGCCCGCAAGAAAGGCACCGCAGCCGCCGTGCGCGCCGTGGTCGCGTCCTTCGGCGCCAACATCGCCGTGCGGGAGTGGTGGCAGATGGACCCACCCGGACCGCCCGGCACCTTCGACCTGGTCATGACGGTCAGCGAGCGCGACGACACACCGCCGACGGCTGAATTTGTCGGCGACATCGTTGCCGAGATCGACCTCACCAAGCCCGTGCGCGCGCACTACACCTTTACCCAGGGCTTCAACCGGGCCGGCGGAATCGGCGTTGCTGCCGCCATCCGCCCCGCGCTCTTCACCCGCCTTTCTCTCTCTGACGTCTGACATGGCTGGAACCACCATCAACATCACCGACGCAGGCCGCGCCGCGCTGGTCAACGCAGACCACACCGGTACCGCCGCCCGCAAGATCGTCCAGGTCGGCATCGCCAACGCGCCGTTCGCCTTCGCGCCAGGCATGCAGGCGGTGCCCAACGAGCACAAGCGTCTGAGCACCGTATCCGGCCAGAACATTGCGCCTGACACCCTCCACGCCACCATCCGCGACGACAGCGCCGACCAGTACACCACCTACGGCTTCGGCCTCTACCTGGACAACGGCGTGCTGCTCGGCACCTACTGCCAGGAGACGCCCATCATGGAAAAGGCGCCGGTGGCCATCCTGCTCCTGGCCGTCGAC